CATATTCTTATCAGACGATAATATTTGGTCTACAGACACTTCTGTTTCTTTTGAAACAATATTAATTATTTTGGCAAAGATTTCTGACTTGCACATGTTTTTTCTAATTTTTTATTCTTATCTTTGCCATGCCACATAAAACAAGATATATCGATGAACAAAGCATAAGACATTTTGTTGAAGATATTTAGCCTCCAACGTGCAGTGTCTTATGCTTTTATCATGTTTTTATGTGGCAATATTAATATGAGCGTTGGGGGCTTTTTTTTGATTCTAAGCCCCTGAAAGAATTACTTTTGTTAAATGAGTTTTTCTATTATGTGCCACGCTTCTACCTGTGGCATTCTGGTTACTATTTCATCTTGCACCTCCTTTCTGTTGATTACCATATTCTATAACTTATTCCTGCGACAACCGCAGGAGAAAAACCATCCTTACCAAATCCATAACCGGCAGTTATCCCCAGTCCCCATCTTCTAGGTTTTATCTTAACCGTGTGATAGATGTCATTCGTTACTGTCAGTGTTTTGGAGCAAACATAGATACTATCTAGGTTAGGTCTGTAACCACTCACATAAGCAATGTAATCACTATCTCTGTATACCTTCTGCTCGACAGGAAGAATTGTGTCTCCTACATGGATTGTATCACCATCATGCCAGCACAGTACAGGGGAAGGAAGATAATACTTTACCGTATCTCTCTTTACAATAATACTTGTGCTGAATACCGTATCTGCTCTTACCTCTATATCCGTTTCTATGGATGGTCTTGCGAACCATCCTAAACCGAAAACGCACACAATAACGATTATATATATTAACCATTTCATAAGTGTAATACCTGCTTTTTATTATCGGACTGATTATAGGATATATGTACCCAACTGAATCCACTCTCATCAATAAGCTGCCTCCACTCTAAGGAAGAATTTCGAATCATATCAAACAATTTTTTATTGTCTGCCTTATTCCCGGTAGTTATATCTGCCGCACATCCTGACATGTGTTCACTGTTCTTTGCACCTCCCACAGCTTTATTTAATTTAACACAACGAAAGCCGCTATTCACAATAATGGGTTTACCCCACATCTGCCGGATCGGATCAAGAAGATGATTAATTAGATTCTCCATATTCGCTTTCTGAAATGAGTTAGGTACATTCTCTATACCTAACTTTTCTCCTGTATTACTACGGCATAATTCTGCAATTGTAAAATATTTCATTTCTTATCCTCCTTTTTATTTTCGTTGTCAAACAATATCTGAGCCATGATCTTGGCAATATCATCCTTGTTCTCGATAATCACACTCATTGTCTTTTCTGCCTTGCGCAACTCCGCTTTTTCCCACGATTTTTCGCGTACCGATTTAAACTCACAAAAAATGCAGTAACCCGTCCAAATCATTGAAAAAACAGGGAAGGGGATAACAACACAGCATAACAGGTCAATGAAGCACAATTCTATGAACGGGGTGAAATACTTCTTCGCCTTGACGGCTGTTTTCTTATACCCCGTGGATGTTCTTGCCTCCCCCCGTTGCTTGGCTTTCATAACTCCCGTAATAAGGTCCACTAACATCGCCCCCATTGTAGCCGCAATACACAAGGCTATAAGCACAATGTGTATCATCATGTGCTCATTTATAAAATTGTAGATTACATCTCTCATTGAAAGTAAGTTTTATATAATAGATTTTACATAGCTTGTAAATCCATATTTTTTTATTATATGTGACACATCCTCATTTGTAAGATTATAAAACTCACCTTTTATTTTTTTATCTGCAAATTTGAGATGAAGTTCTTTTTCTATGTTTTTATCAAGAACAGCCAATATAGATAGATATGGATTCCCACAAGATAATGTCTGAATACGAACGGATATATCTGAAGAAGAACCTATTTTTACAAGACCTGTATTCTTGTCTTTCATAAGATATGTACTTCTATTTTTACAATTTTTTGGAGGATTACTTAATACTTCTGCCATAGTTTTAAGTATCGCATAATGCAACATCTTACGATCTCCGAATAAATAACTATTTACAACTACAGCTTTGTCAAAATTACCAAGGAGCGCATATTCTATTAATGAATCAGCTAATTCAAGTTGCGTTAATACGCTACCGTCAGCACAAATTATACATTTTGTGTAACAATCTTCATACAACTTTATACAATCTCCTAAATCAGGATACATTGTTTCAATAAAATCCTTTAGGCTATTGGTTAAAACTTGGTCATTCCGACCTTTAAAAACTAAATCTGTCATATTACCTAATTTTATGTTACTTCGAATTACCATCAATTACACGTTTTGGATTACCCGATTTTCAACTAACCTTTGTTTTGTATGACAAAAAAAAGAGCCAGCCACGGAAACTAATCCGCAACAAGCTCTTGGCTTTATACAATATGGATATGTCCTTTCGTCATAAATATAAGTGGCGTGCATCTTCACACGCTCCCCACAAAGATAAATATTGTTTCCCTTATTACAAAAAAAATAACCGGCAATTAACGTCGGTTATCATGATAGTATCTTATAGCCTCATTGACATATAATGATACTGATTGCTCCTTATCCAAGATAGCAGCTACATCCTCCTCTATCGTGACAAATATTTTTCTTACACCTCTAACCTTGGGACGTCTTGGCACACCATTGCTGTCCAATATCCTGTATATTGTCTGCTCAGACCGTACCCCTGTTTCTCTTATTATCTCCTTGATCGCTATCCCTTGTTTGTATAGGGACAATACCCTAGACTCTTGATCTAGGGTAATAGATCGTCTTCTTGCCATAATTAATATGTTTTATAACATTAATAATTTGTTGCTCGTTATTTCAAAAAGTTGCACCTTTGCATCGAACATCAACGATGTTAGTCGCACTTCGGTGCGTGGATTGAAACGACATTAAAAATGTCATTGTGGTTTAAACCACATTTTAATATTTAGGGCAGCGAAGAAATTCGTCGCCCTAACTTTTTATTTATAAAATCTCTATTTGGGTATAGTATGCATTCATCTTCCCAAAGAATGATTCTATTTTTGCTCTCTGATAAGAAGACATTTTGTTATAAATGACATTTTTGTCATCTTCTCTTAAGTAGTATTCCTTTTCACCGTCAGTAAGATTGATAACTATATTAATTGCTCTACCACTGTATGAATCTGTAAATTGAATTTTTGTCTTCATAGTCTTACGCCGCTTATCCGTTGCCGCCGGTTCTATTATTACCTGTTGTTTTTAAGGATATCGGATTAGAACTCAACCAATATCAATCTTTCTAAAGAATCTGATTCTTTCACCCACATGTGATTATGTCTGAAACCATAATCGAAAAACAGTTTAAAGTAAGGGTATTGTACTGTTAAAGAGTTCATACAGCCCTTTAACTCGTCTTCTGACATACAAGAAGTTATCTCATTGATTATTTGAACGAAAAGGTGTAAAACTTCTGGTTCACAATTTATCAGTGGATTTTCTACTATCGCTTTCATAATCTTCTATTGTCTTTTAATTATTCATTGTTTTATTATCACAATGCAAATATACTATGTTGTGATGTAATAGCAAAACAAATCACAATATATTTTCTTGGATTGTGCAATATTTAACATTTAGATAAAAAAAGAACAGCCGCCAGCAAAAAGCACAGCAGCCGTTCAATCCACGTCCTACTCTCTATCCCATTCTCCCGAGAAGACAATAGCAAAGATATCAATTCCAGAACGAAATACAAAAAGAAAACTATATTAATTAGTTATAAAGAGCCAATTTTGAAACAAAAACCAATCTTCTTAAAAAATTGCCATTAATGCAATATTTTTTACTTGCAGGACAAATGAAGAGAATTAATAATATGGCAAATCAAACGGTTTTGTATTTTTATTGACAAATGAAAATAGAGATGGACCGAAGTCTGAAAAACAAGTATAAAACAGATAGCCTCTATAGATTTCTACTGCCTGAGGTATTTTCCCGGGGATTTTTGAGATTTTATTTGATTTTGTTTTACATTCCTGCGCTTAGAATACTTCTGGTTAGCCCTTGTCAGATCCTTGATGATCGTTTCATCGAACACCTCGGAATATATCTCTGTAGTCTTGACCGATGTATGGCCCAAGAGTTTTTGGACGGTGGTTATCGGAACGCCTTGGTGAACCAAGAGAGTGGCACAAGTGTGTCTGCTGGTATGGTAGGTAAATTTCTTGCCGATATGCGCCATTCTTCCCAATTTCTGCAATGTCCGATTAGTGTCGGAATTGCAGCCTAATGCAGCCAGTTGTTCGATGCTGTCGTACTTCCGCATTATGCCCAGTGCCTTTCCGTTAAATAATAGATATAGCGGGATATTAAGTTTCACGCCTGTTTTGACGCTGTTTAGGACCAACCATTCCTTTCCGTCAACTGTTACGAGATTCTTACAGGTAAGTTGTTTAAAATCGGAGAATCTCAATCCGCAATAGCAGCAGAAGAGAAATGCGTCCAGTATGTGCCGGCTGTTGTTCTTCCTGTCCGGCAGTTTAAGTCTTTCTAGCTTTTCCAAGTCGGCGGGCATCAGGAAGTTATGTTCCTTCTTCTCCCTCTTGATCTTGAATTTACGGAAAGGATATGCCTCCTGTAATATATAGCCTTCATTAATCGCCTCATTCACCAAGGTACGAAGTATTCTCATGTGTTTCCCTACCGTGTTTACTTTCAATCCCTTGTTACGCAAGAATGCGTCAAACTCCTTTAGAAACGTATAATTGATGTCCGTGAACTCTATCACGTTCCGAAATTCCTTCAATGTGGCTACTGTGCCCAGCATGTTATCCTTGGTTCCTGGTTTCCTATCGGAATTCACTATAACCTGTTGGGCGAACTTAAGAAACGAAACCACGGGTTTTACCCCCTTCCTTACAGCTTCCTTCAATGTGGATAAGTTAGATTCAAGACCTCTCTTCCAATAGCTTAACTCTATAGCCTGTAATTCCAATATATGCTCATATAGCATTGCATTAAGTTCTTGCGACTGCGGATGGTTGATTACTTGGGCACCATCCTTACTCCAACATTCCGGCTTTAGATAGACATTGGTTTTAAAGTATACCTTCCTCTGATTCAGATAGGCTTCTATTTGTACAAGGGCTGTCCCCTGTCGGTTTAACTTGTTTTGCCGGTTATAAACTAAACGATATCTGATCTTCTCTAACATACTCAACTTTTTGTTTTTAAAGTTAAAAAAATTCTTCTGCATTTACAAAATAAACCACAAAAATTGTTCTGGGGGGACTGATAGGGATAAATCAAATGTTAGGGGATAAAGGATCTCCAACCTCATTTGCATCAGCAACTGAGGTTGGATATTATACTATTGATGACAGATTAACTGACGGAGATACTCCTAACGGTCATAGGGCATGGGGAGGATTATTGGTTTTTGGGTCTCTGTTTATAACTCAAATATACATTCCGATGAATGATAATGTTTTTTATATAAGACAAAAATTAGGAGATAATTGGGGAAAATGGGCAAAATACGAAGGCGCTTTTGTATAGAAATTATAACTTAAGATCTTACATTTTGTACTTCTGGGGGGACTGATAGGGATTGCCTCATGCATTAAGGATAAAGGAATGAAGGTAGTGGATGCTAATGAAACCCCAATGAATGAATTTGTTTTTGCATATATTGGTTCTACCAATTTACCTACAGATTCTTCACCGGGAGGTCTATTGACATTGGGATTTATGGACGGATCGAGTAGTTGTAAACTTCAGTTTTTTTTCCGACACGATAATGTATTTAAACGTATACAATGGTATAACAATTGGCAAAATTGGACTAAAATCTTAACAGAATAAAGTCCATGATACCGATCTGGGGGAACTGATTGGCGTTGCAACCGCTACAAAGAACGGTCTATTAGATAAAAAATATTCAACTGGAAATATAAGTATGCAAGGCATGGTTATTGATTTTAAGGTAGAAGATGGTGTATTTTATACTACTTCATCAATGATAGAATTATATGTATATTCAACTGGTATGGTTGGATATTATAGAATACTAGCATTGCCTGAAGGTAGTCCAAAAATAAAAATCAAGTATCTAGGGCAAAACTGTTGTGACTTTAAATTTAGTGACAATAAACTGTACGTGTTACCAAACAGCTCAGACATAACTATAACATATAGATTTGTATTAGGGAGACATTATGTGCCTATTTTTTCATCGGTTCCCATCTCTGATTTTACGAATATAACTGGTGATATAATTACGCCTACGGAGGAATAATATTAGAGCTGGGGGGACTTCTGCCAATACCAAACATAAAGTCGGTATCAAAAAACATAAATATATCGACCGAAACAGTTGTAACTTTAGTAACATTGGCATTAGGTGAAGTCTGCCTTTTATCGATTTCAGATGGAGGATATACTATAGTCATCTCTTTATCTGCAACCCAAAGTAATACGATAAAATATAGTATAATTTCAGGGGAGCTAAGAGGAACATACAAATTATCCGATGAAGGATTAAATCTGAATATGACAACATCAGAAGCAAGAACACCAAGGATAAGATACATTATTTTTTGACAGAAATAATCTCATAATCTCGACCTGGGGGGACTGTTCACTAGTTTGAATCTGTACCCTTTCATGCCACAACGTAAATTGACCACAGACGAAGAGGTAAATAGTGCAACTGCAAGCGGAATGTATCATGTGACCGGAGATAATGGAATTAGTGTTGTTCTCAATTATTCCATAATGATAGTTTTTAACGATGGACAAGGATATGTAATTCAAATGGCATTCCGCTTGGGAGCTGATGTTGCTGGTTTCAGACGTTGTTTGAACGGAGAGTGGGGAGATTTTAGGTCTTTTGTATTGGCTTCTTAGAAACATGGATTACCTTTGCACCGCACATGGCGTTGTGCATATCAGGATCGGGTGGAACCGGCTTGTACCGGACCACCCGTTTTTTTATACCCAAGATACGGTTCGCCAATCCCCCCAGAGGGAATTAGGTAATATTTACTCCTTTAATAAGTAACCATTCTCCCCATGTTTTTCCTAAGTTATATGATTTTCTCACATAAATATTTTCGGTACCATCCGATATGTAAATTTGAGCGGCACCAAATGATTTTGAACATAGGACAACTAGTACACCATATTTATGAGCATATAAAGGCCATGTTCCCTGAACACTTTCATTCGTATTATAGATGCCATTAATGTTTGTATCAAGAGAATCTGGATTATTATATCCTCTTAAAAATCCCAAAGAATCCGGCAGAAGTTCCCCCAGAACAATTTTTG